ATTCTGGATCAATATCTATATTAGTCCAATCAGAAGGCTGAATGCTGCCACAACCAAAATTTATTTTCATTGTTGTATCCAATCCATCAAAGATATCTTTGGAGTCCATCCAGTTAGATTTTTAAACTTGTCGTTAGATGCAAGAGTTTCTTGCACTTCACCAATTCTTGACGGGATAAATTTAATATCATTTGAAATCATATTAGCAATATCAAGTATAGAGTAATTACTTCCATACCCAATGTTATATACTTCACCAAATCCATTTTCAACCTCAGATGCAAGGATGTTTGCTTCTATTACGTCTGATATGTGAGTAAAATCTCTACGTTGAGACCCATCGCCAACTACTGTCAATGGCTTTGACTCATGATATTGTTTTAAGAATAATCCTATTACTGGTGCGTATTGACCCTTTAATGGCTGTCTATCTCCATAGACATTGAAATATCTAAGTGATATTGTTTTTAATCCGTAAAGATTATAATAAACTCTTGAAAGGTTTTCACCAAAAACTTTAGCAGCAGAGTATGGAGTTAGTGGATCAGGGGATTGTGTTTCTTGGTTTGGAAGTAAAGCCCTTTTCCCATAGGAAGAGGATGTGCTTGAATAGATTAATCTATCTACATTATTAACCCTACAAAGTTCAAGAACATTGGCTGTTCCTACTGCGTTTGATTGAATAGATTTTTTAGGATTTAGTATTGCTGGCTGTATTCTTGCATCAGATGCAACGTGAAATACGCAATCAATATCTTTAAATAGTGGGGCAACTAGATCATAATCACAAATATCATACTTATAGTTTTGTGCTTTATCATTCCAATAGAATTGTTCGTGACATTCTGCAGACTCATCATCAATACAAATAACGTCGTGACCAAGACTAATTAACTTATCAACAAGGTTTGATCCTATAAAACCAGCACCACCAGTAACTAAATATTTCATTTTATGTTTAAAGTTTCTAGGATTGCAGACCATCTCTGGACGTAGGTATGTTCTTTCTTTGTTCTTTCATGTCCATTCAGTCTGATTGTTTCTCTTGATACCCCGTCTAACAAGTATTTGTCTATCTTGTTTTTTAAATCTTCAAGGTTACCGTGTTCATAAAATGCAATTTCAATCTCATCTTTAAAGTATTCTTCAAGCCCTTTAATGCGGGGATAAATAGTAAACCCACCACGACCAGTACTCTCAAACAACCTATCACTAGTGTAGTAAGGATAGTTAAAATTAATGTTTAAACTATCACCTATTGCTACCTTGCTTTTAGCGTAGATACGGTTTAACGCATCTCCACGTACAGTTCCAGTGTCGCCATCTCCACCAACGTGTAAGAATCTTTTACCATAGGTCTTTCTTAAAAAATCTATTAATTCTGGACGGTATTTATGTTCATGATGATAACCCTTACTACCAACAAAGATAATATCGTTTTCAAAGTTATGTGGATCATACTCTTCATGAATATAACATTCTTTGTCATACACTCCAGCAGGAAGGAAGTGACCTTTAACCTGTGTGTTTTCATTAAACCAATCACACATTAACTTATCTGTAGCAAAAAAGTGACCTATGTTTGTGTAGAAGTCATCATTCTTTAAATCTTTTTCACGTTCAATTCCGAACCACAAATCTAAATGATAAGTCATAGTTGGTAGGCCAGCAGCCTTTAATTCTTTTAACACGTCTGTCATAGATCTGGATCCTGGGGTTTGCCATCTATGTGTATGTACCCAGATGAATAAATCAGAGTTTAATGCTGCATTTAATATTTCTGTGCTACCCGCTTTTTTCTCTTGCAATTTTTGCACGGTATGCCCAAGGGACTCTAAAGACTTAGCATGATGATTCTCACTACTATAAGATACCTCAAAGTTACCAAGAAAAACTATGTTAGCCATCTATTTGTTCATTCTGTCCTCTAGCAATTGCAGCAGATGCCTCAAAGGCTTTCTGTGTTCTACGAGATTTTAGCAAACCTTTTGATTTCCAAAGTGGAATTGTTGCTTCAATGTCTCTGGCTATTTGCTCTCTTATTTCTTTAACAGTAAAAACAACAAAGTTCCAGACATCTTCTTTTTGTTTATCGTTAAGTTCCTCAGTCCAGTTAGTCATCTTCTTCCTCAAATTCTCTTAAAGCAGCAGAGTTGGTATAGCAATTAGAGCAGTCTCCATTAATAAGTTTGCCACCACAAGACTCACAGAACATACTTCTATGATACCAGATTTGACTAGTTTTTGCCTCTAGCAACCTTCGCAGCAAGAATTTTCATTCCAACTGCATTAGTCTTGCTTTGCTCAATATCAATAGCCTCAATGTCCTTGGCTATCTGTTCACGTATTTGTTTTTCGTTCATGTTATTTTTCTATAGTTTTACACAGTTTATCAAAATTGGTAATTGAGGAAATCTTTAAATTCATTGCAGCAGTAATTGCTTCAACATTTTTACTAGTTAGTGCAATTTTTGTATTTTTTTCTGCTGTAATCCAAGAGGCAATAGTTGTTTTAATTTTGCCAGTTGTAGGTTTTTGTTTTGCAGCAAGTATATCTATGTTTAAATCTATCTCTTTTAAGACATCTTGGTCACTTGCTAACCCATTAGACCACTTAGCCATCACTTCTGACTCATAATTTGTTTTAATGCTTTTACAAGAAGACTTATTCCCTTTAGTGTTTAATGACTTTGTTGCAGCCTGAGCAGATGCATTGGGAATTAATAAAGATATTAATAAAGAAGTTATGATTATTTTTTTCATATTATAAGTATATCCTACTCAGGTTGTTTTGTAAAGTTATGTTTATTTTTAATAACTGGATCAAGCCTATCCCAGTGCCCTGCATAATTACCTTTATATATTTCTCCAGTTTCTCTGTCTATAAGCAACCATTTATCTGGACATTTGGTATGAACAACTAAATCAATAGGCTTCTCAAACTCTTCAAAATCTTTCATTTTTTTCATTTATGCTCTTTCATGTGATTATACAAGGTTTGATATGCCATTGAAGACCTTATCTGAATTTGTTCATTGCATACCTCGCAAATAACAAATCTATTGGCTGACATATAGGCCCAGTATATCAAATTTTGAGCGGTACGTCAAGGTACAATGATATACTAGAGCCTGTATGTGCCCTAACTGTAATAACACGCTAATCCCAATTCTTTATGGATACTCAAGTAAAAAATACTTAGACATGCACAAACAGGGTTTGATATTTTTAGTATCTACTACCTATCATACAAAGCATAGCCCAACATCATATTGCAAAAAATGTAATGAAAGTTTTGATATTAAAATAAAAAACTAAAAAGATTTATTTTTATATTCTGCTTTATCGGTATAACTAATTGTGATTATATATCTTTTTCCTGATTTTACTGGATTAACTCCGTGTTGATATGGAGTTGGAAAATGAACTAATTCATACTTTTCGGGGACATATGTATATCCTCCATTAATTTGTGGAAAAGATAATTCTCCACCTGTATAATCATCATTTAAATAGATAACCGTACTGACAGTTTCACGGTCACTTTCAACGTCTCTATGAACTGCCATAAAGGCGCCTTCTTCATAAAGAGCAACCAAGTACTCTGATAAATAAAGGTTTTTATCTCCAATAAACTTATCTGAATACTTTTTTACAAAATTAAATAAGGCAGGCTCTTCAGAGTTATAAAGTCTAAAAGTTCCATCGCCTCTTTCATTGTTTAGTTGACCTTTTGATTTTAGTTCATCCATTAAATCAATTAATGATTGAGCATCTTGTGGCTCAACATAATTTTTTAATGACTTTATTTCTTCTTTATTCATACTTTTCATGTTTTTAAATCCTTTTCTTTAAATTATAATATTCCATACTATAAGTTTATCACTAATTAAGATCTTCTAGCCTTGCTAATATCCTTTGCTTCATTGCCTCACGTTCTTCTAAAGGCAACTGCATTCCTGTATCCATCTCTGCCATTGAGATGGCTAGGTCAACAATATCTTCACTCATGGGTTTAATTCGGTTTAATATTCAAGTGTTACCCAAAACCAAAGAAAATCAATATTAAAACAAAATCTATCTACGTGAAATCCCAACCCAATTCTGCGGGGAGCAAAACCAACACTAAGCCAAGACCTATTGGTAACTCGCCACTCTTTAGTTCTAATCATAAGTTTTCCATTCTATGAGTATGCCTGGTTTAAAAACTCATCTGCCCAAAATGCAGCAAGTGATTCATTGCCTATATCATTAAAGTAATAACGATTTTTTTCAGGGCTGTAAGTCCAACCCTTCCAAAGGTTAACATCCTCTTCCGCCCAAGTAAGGTTTGTATCCATTAATCAGCCCTAACATCTGGACTTTTAAGGTAAAAAATTAATGTCATCTTACTACCACATGGGCAGTGCAAGTTATAATCTAATTTCTTATAAATCTCCATATGAATTGTTGCTTCACATTTTTTGCAAATAAATTCGTAGGTATGCATGTATCAAGTGTATCAAGTTTCGGCGGTAAAAGCAAGGCGAAAATAGAGTAAATCTTATGGCCTAGAAAATGCTGACCAAAATTTTTTCATGTCCGTAATAGTAGCAGGATCCTTTGTTGGTATTCCTGCCCTAGAATATGCTGCTCTCATTGTTGCATTATT